CGTCTGGGTAGTGGTGGGTGAGGATTTTGGATGGTGCTGCCTCGTACTCGCTGAACCATGCCGGCGTGGCGTTTAGTGCGGCTTCGACTGCCATGCCCAGGCCGTTGTATCCGGCGCAGAGTTCGCCGAGCGTGAGGGTCGTCATTGGTTGTCGATCCATGTTTGGTCTTCGCGGGTTTGTACCGTTTCGGCCATGTTTTGGGCGGTGGCTGATTGGCGTTTTTTGATGGGTTTTTGGATGGGTTGGGGGAGTGGTTTGTAGTGGGGGCATTTGGTGCAGTAGCAGATTTTGAGGCACCGGCCTCCTGGCGGGTGTCCGCCGTCGGGGCATGACCCGTTGGTGACCTTGATCAACTGCGGCGTCATGGTTCCAACTCGAAAAAGTCGCGATCTGCATGGCGCGTGACATTGCATATGCGGTGTGTCAGCCGCAGGTTTCCCGCGGTGTGTGTCGATCTGTAATCCGAAACCGGTATTACGTGGTCGATGGTCATGGCCATAAGGTCTGAGTGCTTCAGCGAGTACTCAAATGGGAGTGAGCAGATGCCACAATTCATGCCATCTCGTCTAATGAGGTCACCGGCACTCACATATTCAGGCGTCCATATAGGCATGTTCAGAACCCGCCTGCGTGCGATGAACGATCCTCTTGAGTTTTGCCCAGGCCTTGCTCTACATCGCGCGCGGCATAGCGCAGAACAGAACAAAGACTGTCGCCGGTAGTGTGCCTTGCTACAAAACATGCACGCGCGCTCCGTGGCGATCTGACGCATTTAGGCCGCCTCCGTGTGTGATTGGCTTGCCGTGATGTTGCTGGGCTGTCCTGACCGGCAAAGCTGGTCAGCCAGCGGCATTAGGCGGGCCGCATTGCGTCGCTGGTTTTCGATGGTACGGAAAAGCTGATGCTCATACCGGCGGACCGCCGCAAGTTCGGAGGCCTGGTCCTTGGTCCAGCCGCGGCCGGGGAAGTGCTTGGCTATGACGCCTTCGGATGCGCCGTAGGTCCGTGCGATTTCCTTGTACGACCAGCCCTCAGACAGGAGCCGGTCGATAGTGGCCATGAACTCCGTGGTGTACCGTTTGCCGACGTTCGGCGGGCATGGCTGGCTGACGCCGCCGCGGACGCGTGCGCGTTGGACGGTCCGCCGGGTGATGCCCAGCCGTTCGGCGATGACGGGCGCGGTCAGTCCTTGGCGGGTGAGTTCAGCGACGGCATCAACATGCTGGGACACGGACCCGCTCACCGGTCCACCAGCTGGGCGCGGCGTTCAGCACGGGCGGCTTGGTTGGCGGCGGTCCTGATGGCGTCAAAGTCCACCGGCCGCGGCACGGCGGTCCGGCAGTGTTTGCACGCCCACGACTTGGTGCCAGGGTGTGCCGGGCAGTCCGGTGACGTGTCGTTGGTCCGTGGCGGTTCGATGGTCCGCTTTGGTGCTGGTGCGACGCCTTCGGCTTTTTGCCAGTGGAGGCCGTCCATGGCGATCACGGCGGGTGTCCGGTTGGTGGGTTCCATGGCCGCGTGCAGCGCGGCGATGGCGAGCCGTCCGGCGTCTGCGCGTTCAGCCGCCTTGGCCAGTGCCGCGTAGATGCCGCGGACGTCCCAGTCGGGGCGGATCGTGTGGACCAGTTCGGCGGTCTTTTCTGCTTGCTCTGGGGTCATCATCATTGTTTCCTCCTTCGCGTCACTTAGGTGACGATGATGATTTTCTTAGCCAAAAATCTCTTTTTAAAAGAGAGGTGAGTTAAGCACTTAGGTGAGTTAAGTAGTTAAGTGGTCTTGGTGCACGTTACTAATGCGTTATGTAACGCCCTGTCACGCGTGACATAACGCGTTACGTCACGCCGTGGTCACGCTTCCTGTTACGCCACTCCTGTTGCCTGACCCTGTTACGTTCCCGCGCGGCTTCTATCTCTTCCTTGGTCCTCTGGTACTCATCCCATGACAGGAACATGAACCCGGTTTCCCCGTCCTGTTCGCCGTCCACCCACATCCGTTCCTTGACCAGGACGGCGGCTAGTTTCCGGCCGCGCGGCCATGAGTCAATAAACCAGTCAGGCACAAACCCGTACGTTCCGTAGTCACATGAGTACGTCCCGGACACCAGCCAAAGACCGATAGCTTCCAGTCCTGCGCGGCGCACTTTGGGGTGTCCGTGCATTTTGTCGTCGGCGTTGAACCATCCCATGGTGATTGGATTCTTTCAGCGTTGGTTACGGGGACCAGCGTCGCTGGTTATTTTGGTCATGACTGTTTGCACGTTCCTTGTGACGACGGCGCGGGCAAACCGGAGGTCCGGGCCGATCGCGTCCAGGTCCATCTCAAGGTTGTCCCGGTCCACACCCTTCGAGTCCGTGAACCGGTTGGTTTTCAGGTGCCCGGTGGCGATCACGCGTGTGCCCTTATGCAGTGAGGCGACGACGTTCTCAACGAACGGGCGCCAGATATTGCATCGGACGGCCACGGATTCCCCGTCTTTCCACTGCCCCGTTTCGCGGTCGTATACGCGCGGGTTGGTGATGATCAACAGGTTCACGACCCGCCCGCCGCCGGGCAGGTCATGGACGGTCGGGTCCTCAGATAGGTTACCGACCAGTGTTGTGCTGGTATCGAACGCCACGGCCTTAGCGTCCTTCCTGGACGCCGTCGTCGTAATAGTCCGCCGGAGGTTCGGCGTAGTCGCCGCTCGTCAACACCGATGGTGCTGGTTCGCTGACCTCTCCGGTGTCCGCGTCGTACTCAAACGATGCGTCATCAATCGCGGCGACGTCGGTCCTCACGGCGCCGTCCAGCTGTGCGGCCTTAGCCACGGTCGTAAGTTCCGGCGACAACGGCACGTACTTGAACAGCTGTTTCAGGACGGTTTTCTTGGCCATCGGCACCCAGTCCGTCACCCACGGGCCGTTGTTCTTGGCCATGGAGCGGGCGCGGATCGCTTCGACGTCGGCGACGGACATCACCTCAAACGCGTACCCGCCGTTGGTGAAGTGCGCGACGGCGTACACGTGCGTTGGTTTGCCCCGGTCCGTGTCAGCCGGCCGGTGTTCCAGTTTCGCGTTCAGCCCAAGCTCATACACGAACGTGTCATTGGCGTAGACCATGTGCGCGTAGATCATCTTGACCTGACCTGACTGCCACGCGAGTTTAATGAGGCCCTTGTAACCGGGGATGAACTGGACTTTACCCTTGAACGGAACAAGGTAGCACTCACCCAGGATGCCTGGTTCAAGGCCCAGCTGGGAGGCCGTCATGATCGCGCCCATAAGCGACTTGACGTCGCATTGCAGCAGCGCCGGTGTGGACTTCAGGACTGACGTGGCCAGGCGGGCCATCCGGTCAGCTGTCATGTGCTTCGGGAGTGCCCGCTGAATCTCGGCGATGTTCGCGTTCAGCAGGTCATAGACCGTGGCTGGCCCGGCTGGTTCCTGCTTGCGGGCCACGGCGGTGGTGCGGAGTTTGTTGGTGAGGTCGGCGCTCATCGTGCTTGTTCCTTCTGTTTTGGTTTGGTGTCTCTGAGTAAGGCCCGGAACTCTCCGGCCTGTTTATACGTCCAGCCCTTGCCGGGGAAGTGCACGGCAAGGTATTCGCGGGACACGTAGGTGGTGCGTGTGACTTCCTTGAATGACGCCCCATCGTCGAGCATCCGGCCCGCGTATTCCATGACTTCCGGTGGTGGTGGGACGCCCCGGCGGCGCCGCTCAAAGTTCACAACGCCTGCCCATCCTTCGTCACCCGCAGAACCCGTGACCGGTACTTTGTGTACAGGTCGGCGTGGTCGGTTTTGAGCCGGTCCATGTCCAGTGCGGTGGACGGGATCGTGAGCGCGTCGGCCAGTTTCGGGTTGTCCTCACGGAACCGTGACGCGGCGAACGTGCCCGTTGGTTTGGCCGTCAGGACCAGCTTGTCCAACACCTGAAGCGCGTGGCCGTCACCGACCAGCACACGCAGCCGGGCTTCCGCCTCAGCCGCCGCAGTCTCAGCGCCCTTGACCCTTGCCTTTGCGGCGCTCCATTCACGGATCAGGTCCGCCGCTTCAGCCGGGGAAGCCATGGTGATCTTGTCCGGGTCCGGTCCGCTATAGAACTGCTTCACAATGCCCAGGTCAGCGGCGAGCGGCGCCGGCGGTATCTGCTTGAGGATGTTCTCGTGCCAGAGTTCACGCTCAATCTCTGTGATGATTCTAATCTGTTCCTCATTGCGTTCTACCCGGCGGAACTGGAAGTCGCGGCCGTCGATCAGGACAGCCACCCATGCGTGCGGTGTGCCGGTGACGGCCATGCCGTGCTGGACCTGGATTTCTGCGTGGTCCGCAGTCTGGTCCTCAGCCCATTCGGCCTTGTTCCACCACCCGGTCGTTTTCGCTTCAAACAGTCCACCGTCGTCGGTGAACCCATCCGGTGAATAGATTTGCCACGGCCGGTCGTTATTCCGTTGCAGCCCGGCGAGCCGCACACGGATGCCAGAGTCTTCAGTGAAGACCTCACGCACGACCGGTTCAAGTTTCCGGCCGAACCGCATGGCCGGGTTGTCGGGGATTTCCGGGATCAGGCCGAGCTTGTCGAGGTAGACGTACAGCGGCCCGTCGTAGGGGTTTACGCCACATGCCTTGGACGCGTCCGAACCGCCCAGCCCGTGCTTACGGTGGCCCAGCCACACGCCACGCGGCGCGTCATATGGGATGACCTCAGTACTTGCCGGCGCGGTCCACACTTCGGTGGTCACAGCCCATACCCCGCAGCGTAGAGCAGTTCGTTGATGTGGCACCGTGCCTGGGTTTCGTAGTAGGTGATCCACTCGCCACGCTCCGCGGCGGTGCCCACGGTGAGTTCCGGAATATCGTTGCCCAGCCGGACGCGGTCAGCCATGACCATGTCGTCCACGAGGTTGCCGAACGTGATGGTGTCAATGTCACGCCAGAGACAGACGCCGAGGATGCGGGCGCACTGGTCGGTGGAGGCGTCGTCACCCAGTACAGCGGCGCCGTGGGCCATTGACGTGATGAGGTTCCAGGCTTCGGCGCTGGTGGCCGGGCGGGGCTTGAGCGGGTTGGTGTCAGCCGTGCTATCCTTGGTAATCATCTGTGATGTTTCTCCTGAGAGTTGCGGATGGTGTTGGTGTTGGTGAGGCTCCGGGGCTTGGTGTCCCCGGGGCCTCCTGCGTTTTCGGGTGTTACCGCTCTAACCATGGTAACACCTTGTAACTGTAGTAACAATGGCCCGGTGTCGATGCCCTCCGGTGGAATACCCCGGCGGCGGCGGGAACGCCACATAGCATCAAGGGCCTGGCGCGTCGCCCGTACCTCACGTTCAGTCGGTTCACGACGGCGCCGGTTCCGGACACGGCCACCCTTCTCGGCTTCACGGCACGTGTAGCAGGTGCCGTCCCTGTTGATCGCAAACGGCGTATCTTTCGGCACATCACGCGGGAGCACCCGCATGTTGCCGATACGGTCCGGGTAGGCCGTCTGCCGGCCGCACCTAGGGC